CTCATTTGTCCTTCTGCAATAACCATTTGTCTAAATTCTTCTAATGTCATTGGTGTAGCTTCAGGTCTAATTTCTAATAAATCAAATACGTATTTNTTGTATTCTTCTTCTAGTATAGCATCAGCCATCATCATCTGTTCTTCTTGTGGNGATTTAGGACCTTCATTACCACTATACTTTATAGATGGTGCGTTAGTTTCTAATTCTTCTGAAATTTGTATATCTGTTATTGCCATAATTGCCTTATTTTAAAGAGTTTCTCATATTACTTTGTTTTTCCTATTAAATCAAGAGATGGCATGATAACTGTTACATCTCTTTGCACATCCTCTTCAGGTATATTTGCAGCTTTTAAAGCCTCTTCGGTCTCATAGATCTCGCCTGTTTTCTTGTTTTTAATTGTAGTTATTATCTCTTTTGGTGTTAACATTTTTATCTCACTCATTATGTTACTATCTCCTTTTTAATATTTAAATAGCTAATAGCTACGTCAAATGAATCTGATGTGCTTGACTGCACTGTAAAGGTTTTTCCACCTTCTACTATTAGCGGTTGAGTTAATAATTCTTTTGTTTTGATTAGCTGTTAATGCTACTGATTTAATAGCTGTAATACTATTATTTAAAACAGTTACACTAGGTGTGCCAGCTGATGTAACAAGAATAGATTTTATAACATACGTTTCACTAACTAAAGGATTGCCAGATCCTAATGGTGTTAGTGCACTACCACTTGTATTATTATCTATACCTGCAAATTTGTATTGGTTTACTACTGCCATTAATCTAAAAAGAAACTTCTAGCTTCTATCTCCTGTTTTAATTCTTCTTGAAACGTTGTGTTTAATTTTTCTAACACCGCATCTAAATCTCTAACTAAAGACTGTGCTACGTCTTCTTGATATTCATTACTTGCTCTAGTTAATGTTTGTACTATCTTTGCCATTATGTAAATAAATTTGAAAATCTTATTGGCATGTTTGCCTCAATTGATTCTCTAACTTGATCTGGTTGGTTTTGTAAAAATCTAGAAGCAAAAAGATTTTGCACAGGATCTTCAACTTCTACGTTTTGTACCATTTGATAAGGTCTTGCATCATAGATACTTGTTATACCTGAAGAGTCTTCTTGTCCTCCAATAGGATTACCATACGCATCTATTGAACCTGAACCTCTATCAGCCAAATAATTTTTATAAGCTGCTTCTAGTTCTGTTCCTGTCATGTCAGCAACTGTTCTATAATTTAAACCAGGTATTTTTCCTGCTCTAACTACTTCATCCATAAAATAATTTCTATTTTTTGCTGCACTAAAATCAGAAAACGCTTGTAAAGGTCCTTTGCCACCTGGATTTATCATTTGCAAAACCAAACTTCCAAGACCTAATGGTATTTTTGGCATCTCAGGTCTTACATCTCTAAAAGGTCCATAACTTCCAGGTTGATAAGGACCTTTTGGTCCTACAACAGCATCATAAGCAGGATCTACACCTACTTCAAAAGCTCTTGCATTTCTTTTAATAGCTTCAGGAGTTGCAGAAGTTATGTATTGTGTGCTGGTTCTATAATTTTCTCTATTGTTGTCACCATTATCACTACTACCGAAATCACTTTGACTGGCATCCATTCCACCTCCTCTAAATGATATTCTTTTATCAATCATTATCTTCTTCCTCCAGCATGTATATCTAACCTAAAAGTTCCTAGTTTCCAACTAGTATTGACTGCTGTATTAGATATTGTAAGAGCAATAGCTCTACCTCTAGCACGAGTGTCTACTTTTGTAGTAGTAGGTGTTAATGTAAATGGACCTAATGGTGAGCTAGCAGCTGCATCATTAGGATAATCTCTGACATCTAACTGAGCTATAATATTATTTTGTTGAGATATAAAGTCAGGAATAATTCTACTAATTCTCATAATGTTTTCACCATCACCTCTAAGATCAGCCATATTTGTTGCAGCTCCTCTAACAACTTTTTGTGTAATATCATAATCACCCGATGTAATATTAGCAGGAATTGCTACTGCTGTGGCTCCAGCTAACTGTTGATTAACACCTGTTTCATGTTCATAATAAATTGTAGTACCGTCTGTGTTACCTGTAACATCAAAAGAAGTATCTACACTAGCATCGTAGTGTGTAGCATGCGGTAAACCAAATACAGATGAATCTTCCCAAGTAGTTCTAGGAAACAAAGTGCTTGCATTAGTAAACCATATAGGTCGTTTAGCTGTTGAGTCTAGATAACTATAAGTAACGGCTCTAGTATTTACATTAGATGTAGACGTTGGATAGAACCAAGTAATTTCACCAAACAAGTTATTAATACCACAATATATTAATTGATTAGATGTAGTGTTAAGATCATCATAAACAAAGTCTTCTACTAAACAGTCCATTGATTCTAGTTTACCAGTAAATCTAAAGAAACCATTATCAGACATCCAGTATGCAGCACCATCAACTTCTACAGCTGCATTCATACCAATCAATCCACAGTTAGTACCAACCTGTTCAAAAGCAAATGTAAATGGTTGACCAACAAAACGCATAGTAAATAAAGATGTATCGGTCCAAATGTATATTGCATTTCTACCAAGTTTAGCACCCATGATCCGTGATCCGGCGGCCAGTCTTTGTGTACCAGCAGTATTCTCAGCTGTAGGTGTGTAGTCGTTAATATTTTCTTGAGAAGAAAATCTAATAAACATATCGTCTTGTGTAGTTTTATCACCAATGGTTGTCTCTGTTCCAAAAAATACTAAGTGACGATCGGGAGTTGACACTAACATATCACGTGACGCTGTCGGTGCACCTGTAACAATAGTTGCTCTTGTTGATGTAGCCGTAGTAGAATCTCCGTCCCACTGAAAACATTCTCCGTTATGTATCAATGCAATAAGTGTACTACCTAAATTGTCCAAAGACCATAGACCAGGATCAGTTACTGAGTCAGTGTTAGCTGCAGCAGATCCCCATCCAGTCCAACTAGATGTGTTAGTAACCGTTGCGCCGTTACTGTGTGTTGTTGCAGTAGTTCCTCTAGCCGCTCTACCTATTCCTGTTAATTTATTTCCAGTAATTCCTGTGTAAGAAATTTCTTCTGTACCTATTTGAACATAGTTTGTACCGGATGATGGAAAACCTGTTGTACTAACTAATGTAATTTCTGTTGAAGAACTATTGTTTCCTCCAGTAGTCCCTGTTATTGCTCCATCTAAAGTTGTTGCGACCGAACCCAGTACGCTACCACCCCATAGTGATATACCCCAACCAAAAGCTCCAAGTTGTTCTGCTGGTCCTACGTGATAATATTGAAAATAAGTTATGCCACCAGAAGTAGTTGCACCACTTCCTGATTCGTTATCCGGCATTGTAATTGTAATGGTTGTTGCACTAGGTGCGCTCGTTACCATAAATTTTTTATTACAAAAATCTGCAGCGCCATAATTAGAATTAGTAATTGAACTAAAAGTAGGTGTGTCACCAAATAAAATTATATCTCCAGCTACAAAATTATGTGCACCAGAAAATGTAAGTGTTACAGTCGGTGATCCGTTAGTCGTACTGAATGCACTAGTGATTGCTGTACCGGATGGATTTGTTAATGGGTGAATGTCATAAAATACACCACCAGAATATACATATAAAATTCTATTAGTACCAATAGCTGCAAATTTTGTAGAAGATTTGTTTACAAAATGATGTAGACCTCTAGCAGCACCGGTTAGTTTTGATTCACCTAACTGTTGCCAACCACCTATTTTTTCTGGAGTACCATATCTAAAACGAACATTTTCTCCATCTATCCATTGTGACTCAGCGCCGGTAGATGTAACTTGTTTATTAAATCCAGGTAGGAATCCTAATTTTTGTAACATATAACCTCATTATAATACTATTTTACACCTGATGGTAGACCCAACATAGGGCGTCCATCAAATCTATTTTTATCAGCAAATGGGCCATTTACATGATTATAATGTAGAAATACTTGACCGCATATGTTCCCGTCAAAAGGCTCTCGCCAATGTTCGAGTTCACATCCACTATATACTAGCATATCTCCTACTTCAAGCAAGACTTTAGTGCCTGCTGGAGCGTTCGGTTTGTGTATATTCTTGTATTCATCGATAACATTATTTGATCCTGTGCCATCTATAAATATAGGCCAAGGGTCACCACCTAGATTAAGTGTGCATGATATCTCACAACTAGGTCTGTCTTTATGTCTTTTAAGTTCATCCCCTTTTTTATATGCTCTTGCATAAGAGTATGTTGGTATTAAATCTAGTCCTGTGTGTTGTTTCATTACAGGCAACATTTTGACAAGTAGAGTATCCATTACAAAATCACCATAACAAGAGAATGTATTTGGTATTTGTTGATCGGTCCATGTTCCAAGGATCGGGGACTGTGCNTGTATGTTGTTTTGATACATNTATCTAACAGCATCTTTTTTAAGTAGAAAATAATTAAGAATAAAGTTAGCTAACTCATAGGATGCAGCTTTTTTAATTACTTGATATTTTTGTTGTTGAAATGTCATAGTGCTATACCTGTCCCATCTTTGTGTTTTGTTTGATACTTACTAGTTGCATTTATTAATGTACTTACTTCTTCATCAGGTACGATTTCTATCTCGTACTCTTCTATACCTAATATACACCCTGCAATAAATCTTCTCATACCCATACACAGTCTATATTTACCATCTTTTTCTGTGCATATTAAAGGATTAATAATTCCATTTTTTTCAATATCTTTTTTTAATATCTTCCATCTTTCATTTTCTGTTTGACTCATTCTGCCTTCTTCTGTTTGAAGATGTTTTTCTCTAAATACAATTTGATCTTTATGAACTATCACACCATCATTCCTTTCTGTAAAAAATTAAACGACACAGATATTCTTATATCATTAGATTCATTAGGATCAACACAATGCATTAACCAAGAGGGAAACATAATACATCTTCCAGCTTTAGGTTCATAATGTGTTTCTCTCCATAACCTGTCAGGTAACTTTCCTTCTTTTTGTTGTGGTCTGGACATAGCAGCTGACGACCTTGGATCATCTATTTTTAAATGACCACAGTTTTTAGGTGCTTTAATATAATATACACCAGACCATAATGAATTAGGATGCTGATGAGCTCTGTTCATTCCTCCTGGTGGATTAATGTTAGCCCACATATTACCTAAAAAAGGTTCTGATCTTAAATGTTCTTGATCATAAATTGTTTTTTGACATGCATATAACATATCAACTAGTTTTTTAAATTGTGGTAATTCATGCATGTTAGTTGTTGAATGCCAACCTTGAACATT